TAGTATAAGTTTGGTATAAGTTAGTATAAAATATCAGAGGATAGTCAGACTTACTATCTGTATAAGTACAAGTATAGATAGTATCCCTTTGTCTTTCCAGATGGAATCATTGGTCGTACCCGTAAAGGTTGACAACACTATGAAACTATCCTCCCAAATTTATTTCAAATAAACTCTATTTCATATAAACTCTATTATATAGTAATTATGATAGTAAAAAAGCTCTCAAAAAAAAAGAGAGGGGGAGTTTCCCCCTCTCGGTTAAAGGTTAGTGTTACTTCTTAGGTTTCATTAAAGCGATCTGCTTACCAAGCATCTTGAAGCCTTTCTTAAACTCTTCAGCTAAGAGTTCGATCTCAGGCGAGATCTGAGGCTCAACAGGTACCTTGGCTTGCTCAGGTGGAACCATGCCAGACATAGCTTTCATAAAATCAGCCATGTCAGGTACCTTACCCATCTGAGAAGGACCCATCTGTGCCTCTGCCATGTATTGCTTGGCTTGTTCCAGCATAGTGGTGGTATTCTTGATAATCCTCCAACTCTGGGGGTGACGACCCATCAGTTCCTTCTGATTAAGGAAGGTCATATTCTGGATAAATGACTGCATCATCCCAAGGACCATTGCTTTCCAAGCTGCGTTAGTAGTCGTTGCGACTACGTTTGTTGGTTCGTTTGCCATAGTATACTCCTTTCAAAGTATTAATTCAAATAATCTCAAATAGAAAATAACGAAAATAGCGAAGCGAAAAACCCTTACTAAGGGGGTATGTGTTACTAAAACACCGCATACTAAAATGCCTTAATTTTTAAAAGTTTTTATTTTTTGGCTAGAATTGGATACAGTTCTCCCTGAGTGGGAGGGGTGGGGAAAAATTTCACACTTCGCATTTCCACAAGACCAGTAATTGCTCCCATATCTTGTTTTATAGATAGAAGGTAGTTCTAGTAGTATCGGAGAAAATCCCTTATATGCGTGCTTTGGGCAATCCAACGTCTGACCCTTTCAGCAGAACGATTCTCACGGGTACTGTCTGGGTGATCCTTTGTTACCAAAGGCTACTGAGTCAATATATGGAAGGGGAAGTGTATAATACAAGTGTTTTTGTGTAGAGTGTAAATGTTTGAAAAAACAGTTTAGATGAAAGTTCTTGCATGTTATTATACCATAAATGTATGTTACCCTATGAAAATATATAGATTAATCATTGGAATTAACGAGGAAACAGAAGAAATTGAATTCTTAGAAGAAAGTTTGGAAGAGGATAAGCCTTACTTTACATTAGATGATAAGGATATGTTATCGTTAATTGATTCTGATGATTTTGATGAAGTATTATCTCTTAATGGAGGGCAGATAGGTCTTACATGAGGCATTATAAAGTGAAGGGCGGAGATCATGTGGTATACGATCCCCATAATGCAGTACCTTCAAATATTAAAATAAAACCCGATTGGAGATCTGCTGATATAGGTGACTGGATAAAAGCGGATGACAACTGTATAATCCAGATATTGCGTAAGGGCTCAATGTTGAGAGATAAGGGGAAGGAAAGAAAACGTGAATGGGTTGGTACATGTACTGGAACGTTCATGTGCCGCCCTCACGTCAAGATGGACACTTCCAAGAGGAAGAACATATATTCCTTTGGAGGAGAGATGTTCGCTGATGAGAGGATAACAAAAAGGAAAAATCTTACTAAGAATGAGATTCTATTTGTTCAGTATTTGGTTTCAGGAGTACCTCCTCAGAAAGCGTATATAAAGGCATTTCCTACTACTGATATTAGGTATGCAACACATCAGTCTAGGCAACTAACTAAGACAGAGAGGATACAGACTCAGATGAAGAAAGAATTAAAACCATTATTAACGAAACTTGGAATAGACGAAGAGTATGTTTTGAATGGCATTAAGGATACAGCGAATATGGCAGAGAAGGAGGATGTGAGGTTGCGTGCATTATTTAAACTCTCTGATATACTGGATCTAGAGGATAAGACTGCTACCAAGGTTACTCAGCTTACAGGTGCTGTATTCCAAGGATTTACTGATGATGAGATAAAGGGCGTTGAGAGGCCAGCAGAAATAGAATCATGAGTAAATTTTAAATAATGGGTTTACTAACTGGAAAAAATCTTATGAATTTAATTGGTAAAATACCTAGAGATAATAAATCTTGGGAATTTTATGATTTAGTTCCAGAAGTAGCTGATAGAGCTGGTAAAGCAGGTATTAAGTTACGTACAATTCCTGATTGGATGTCAGATTCTGCAAGACCATTTGTTTTGGGAAATAGCATCATGATTCCTAAGGGATATATTAAAGAAGTGCAAAAAATTCATCCTTATGCTTCTCCAGAGGATATAATGAAATATATTATACCAGAGGAAATGCCACATGTTGCTCAATATAGAGAGGAAGGATTATTAGGTTTTCTTGGAAAACATTTAGGAGGATTATTGGAACATGGTGGAGATCTTGCTACTTATGATGTAAAAGGAACACATGAATCCTATCATCATGCAGATCCTAGCGAAAGAGAGCGTTTAATGGAGACATTTAAGGAATAGGCATGCCTAACGAAATAGACAAACAAGTTTTTGAATATATGACTGCTGCTACTGACAAGACTAATGTAGACTTGTCTGATATAAAGAAGAATACAGGGTGGTCATCCCTAGCACCTTCAAAATATCAAACTAATGAATTTAGTTATTTTTCTACATTATTAAAGGAAACAAATCCTGAGTTAACTGATGACCAAATAGGGTTATTAAAAGAATGGTGGAAAAAGGGTGGTAAACCTCAATTTAATATTCGGGGAGGAAAACCAGGAAGAGCTTCTTATCAAACTGGAAAAGATTTCTATAATACAAAATATGACATAAGTAACTCAAGTTTAACTTTGTACAAAGAAGACCTTTTAGATGATTTTGTGGCAGAAATATCACATGCATTGGACTATTCACAAAAAGAAGGTGAATCTCTAGAAGAATGGAAAGTCAGAAGAATAGAGAAGGATAAGAAAAATAAGAGAGAAAAGGAATTGGATAAGCAGACAAACCTAAAGAGAATTGAAGGAGCCAGAAACGAGGATAGATATGGTACAACTAAGTCCTATTTACGTAAGGAGAATAATCCTCGTTATAAGGATTATACTAAACGCTTCCCATATTCTGATACTACTAGAGTCAGTTACGACGAGAAAAGTGGACAGTACAAAGATGAGGAAGGTGTGATTCAAGTAAATCCAGATGGGACTCCTTTGAGACAAGCTGACGTGAGGCAAGGGGGTACTATACCTTTAGGTTGGGAAACAGTCCAACAATCTTGGACTGAATTTGACCCTATAACAAGATTAGGTCTTGAAGGGCAAGCTCTACCTTTTGAGTTTAATGTTCATGGCGTAATACAGGATTCTTTGTACAATTTATTGGGACATGATGTATATCAGAAAGACAGTAAATGAACATAAACACACAGAATATAACCAGAGCTGAAGAAGAGTTAAGACTTGCAAGTAAGGACTTAATAGCCTTTGGTAAGTTATTTCTGCCAGATGACTTTATGCGTTCTGAGACTCCGTTCTTCCATTATGAGGTAACAGATAAATTAATGGATAAGTCTATAAGGCAGTTAGCTATTGTATTGCCAAGAGGACATGGTAAGACTATTCTTACGAAAGCGAATATATTACATGAGTTTGTGTTTACAAAAGAACCTTTGTTCTTTGGATGGGTGGCAGCAAGTAGTAAGATATCAGTACCTAATCTAGATTATGTAAAATACCATTTGGAATTTAATGATAAATTTCGGTATTATTTCGGAGATTTAAAAGGAAGGAAATGGACAGAAGATGACATTGAACTCACAAACGGATGCAAACTTATCTCGAAATCAAACCTCTCTGGAATCAGAGGTGGGGCTAAGCTCCATAAAAGATACGACCTTATTGTCTTGGACGATTTTGAAGATGAAAATAATACCATTACACCAGAGTCTCGCTCTAAAATTAGCAATCTTGTTACGGCTGTGGTTTTCCCTGCTTTGGAACCACTTGATGGCAGGCTTAGGATTAATGGGACGCCCGTTCACTATGATGCCTTTATTCAAAAGATTCTTGTTGGAAAAGAGCAAGCTGATAAAGAAAATAAAAAATATAGCTGGGATATAGTGACATATAAAGCTCTATTGGATGATGGAGAAACACTATGGCCCAGTTGGTTTGGGCATAAAGAGATGGATAGAAAGAAAAAGTTTTATGCTGATTCAGGACAACCTCAGAAATTCTATCAGGAATATATGATGGAAGTTCAGTCAGCAGAGCATTCTATATTTACCCGTGATCATATTAAATTTTGGGACGGGAAGTTTTATCTAGATGATGATACAGGTTTTGCATTTATAGACCCTAATGGAGAAGGATATCAACCTTGTAGTGTATTTGTTGGAGTAGATCCAGCTACAGATTCAGCAAGAAGAGATTCTGATTTCTCGGTTATAATAGCTGTAGCAGTAACTCCAGATAATAATATTTATATAATAGATTATTTAAGGAAGAGATCAATTCCAGTATTAGGAATACCAGGAGAACATACACTGGGAATCGTGGATTATATGTTTCAATATGCTAAATCATATAAACCATCATTGTTTACAGTAGAAGATACATCTATGAGTAAACCTATATTCCAAGCATTGAATTCAGAGATGAGAAGAAGGAATGATTTCTCTATAGGTTGTAAAGCAGAGAAACCAGGAAATAGGATGAGTAAAAGAGATAGGATACAGGAGATACTTGCACAGAGATTTGCTATAGGGCAGATACATATAAAGAAAGAACATTATGATTTACATAGAGAGATAATTACATTTGGACCAAGAATGGCACATGATGATACTATTGATGCTCTAGCATATGCATGCAAGTATGCCAGCCCTCCTCTTAATGCTAAGAAGGACAAAGAGGGTGATTGGTACAAAAAGAAACCACAAGTTAAAGATTGGGTGGTAGCATAATGAATTGGGATAAATATTTTAAATACCTTTATGAAAGTAAAAAATTAACGGATATTACTGCAAGTGCAATAAAGACAATTAACGTTCTTGGTGAAGCTGGAGTTCCAGGTTTTAAGGAATTAATGGGTAAGATAGATAAATCAGCTTATAATATTGCCACTCAATCTGCTTGGCCTACAAGACAAACTATTAGCCCTGCTAGAGGGGCAGGAACTTCGTATCCTGGTCTCCCAAATATAAATGCAATATTTTTAGGATTGGTAGAAAATACTCTTCCAATGTCGGAATACAAGCCCACTTCATGGACAAACCCAGATCCTGAACAAGGATGGAGAAGTATAAAAGATATGAGTAAAATGGAATTTAGGAAACCTAATTATAATCATGTACTATATGAAGATTACATGAGGGGATCTAGAGCAGAATTCCCAGAAATAAATGAATTAATAAGCGCTGTAAATAGAGGAGAGTATGATCCTAGTAAACATGCAGTAAAATTTAGTGGACGTAATAATTCAACTTGGTTTCCCACCCCTCCAATGATGGGCTATTCTACAAATATGAATTTAGCTCATTTTACACAATCACTTGGATATGATTCAGAGAAGGGGCAGTATTATACAAGTATAACAGATGTATGGGATTTCGAGCCTGAGACATATAGTAAAATTTGGGGATCTGCATTTGAGGATAAAAAAGCATATACTCAAGCATCATTGATGGAAGCGTCTGGGAAGTCGATTGGTATTTATGATAGATATTATCTGCCTAAAGGATTATTAGAAGAATGGGGTTATGGAGGAAGTACAGAGGATAAACTAGTGGATTCATTTATAAAAGCAGATCAATAAAAAAAAGGAGAATAAAATGCCGAAAAGTAAATATAAAAAACCTAAACCAAAGAAAAAAATAAAAAAGCCGACATATAAAAAGTCGACATATTAGAATGGCTAAGAAGAAAAAAGCTGATCAAATAAGAGAGCTGTATAATCTAGCAAATAATTGGACACGACAGCAGTGGCAATTCGTGAACCAAAAAGGTTATGAATTTGCTCATGATGAACAGCTATCAAGAGGAGAGAAAAACTCTTTACAAGAACAGGGGATGCCCACATTTACTATCAACAGGATTCTACCTGTAGTGGAGATGTTAAATTACTATGCAACTGCTAACAATCCTAGATGGCAAGCTATAGGAATGGAAGGAAGTGATAGTAGTGTAGCAGCTGTATTTAGCGATATGGCAGATTATATTTGGAATCTTTCAGATGGATCTACTTTATATGCTAATGCTGTAAATGATGCAATCACTAAAGGTATTGGCTATATTATGGTAAATGCAGATGCTGATATGGATAATGGAATGGGAGAAGTTACCTTAACTCAACCAGAACCATTCGATCTTTTTGTTGATCCTAAAGCAAGAGATATAATGTTTAGGGATGCATCGTTTATTTTGATTAGGAAGGTATTACCTAAAAGTCACATAATAAAACTTTTCCCACAATATAAAAGGAAAATAAATAAGGCATCAGATGAAAGTGGAGATTATTCTGCTTCTGAGAGAGCAATAGCAGATTCTGAACAAAAATTGTTTTTGCCAGATGATATTACAGGTGATGATGTAGGTATTACATCAGAAGGTGAGAATGAAGCCTTAGTAGAATTATTCGAACTGTATGAGAAGATACGTATTTCTTATGTAAATGTATTCTATAGAATCCCTCCTGATAAAAAAGTACTTCAACAAATACAACGGCAAGTACAAGTACGTATGAAAGAAATGGCTGCTGAAATGCAAGTTAAATTACTCGAACAACAGCAACAAATGGAACAAGCTGTTAAAGAAGGACAGATGATTCCTGAGAGATATGAACTTGAAATGAAGAAGGCACAAGAGATGATGCAACAGCAATTACAAGCTGCTGAACAGGAATATATGAGCCAATTACAGGCGGAAGCATCTAAAGTAGAAAATAAAATTATAACTGAGAAAGAATTTAAAATCATTAGTAAGGATGAGACATTTGCAAAATCTATCATAGATGCAGTTCAATTCTATGGAACAAGAATTAAACAAACATGTGTTGCAGGAGATCAGTTTTTATATGAACAGGTATATCCAGAAAATATAACTGAATATCCAATAGTACCATTTCACTTTAAATGGACAGGGACTCCATATCCTGTATCTGCAGTTGCTCCTCTCATAGGAAAACAACAAGAAATAAATAAATCCCATCAAATTATGGTGCATAATGCTTCACTTGGTTCTTCATTGAGATGGTTATATGAAGAAGGTTCAATAGATCCAGAATTATGGGAGCAATATTCTTCTGCACCAGGGGCACTCTTACCAGTAAGACCAGGTAGCGAGAAACCAACTCCTATTTTACCTGCTCCATTATCCAATGCATTCTTCCAAGTAGTTCAGCAAGGAAAAGCGGATATGGAATATTTAGCAGGAATATATTCCTCAATGCAAGGAGATACACAGCAACAACATGAAACATTTAGAGGTATGCTTGCATTAGATGAATATGGAACTCGAAGAATTAAACAATGGATGAAGAATGCAATCGAACCTGCATTAAGACAGTTAGGTAAAGTGGTTATGCAGATATCTCAATCTGTATATTCAGCTAACAAGAAATTTAGAATTATTCAACCTAGTGCGTTACAAGAACAAAGAGAACAAGAAATTAATATTCCTATTTATAATGATATGGGTGAAGCTATTGGAAAATCAATGGATTATTCATCAGCTAAATTCGATGTTAGGGTAGTTGCTGGATCTACACTTCCTATTAATAGATGGGCTTATCTTGCTGAATTAAAGGAATTGCTCCAAATTGGAGTTGTGGATGATATAGCAGTTCTTGCTGAGACTGATATTCGCAATAAAGAACAAATTGCAAAAAGAAAGAGTATATATGCTCAATTGCAAGGACAACTACAGCAATTATCTGATTCACTCAAGGATAAAGAAGGTACTATTGAAACTCTTGAAAGACAACTTGTTCAAGCTGGTATCAAAGGTAAAGTTATGCAAGCTGAAGTGGAGCTTGAAAAGAATAAACATGATATTATGGGAACTAGGAAGAGAAGTGCTTTAGAAACACAAGCACAACAAAAACTTTTACGTGATAATATGAGGAATGAAGTAGATATACGTAAGAAAGAATTAGGGCTAGAAATACAGTCTGTACGAAAAGACTTGCAACGTACTACAAAGAAGTAGTAATCTAGCTCACAATACAATCAAAAAAAGGAGATAATAAATGGCAAAAGACACAGGTAACCCAACAACTGAATCAGTAGATAAAGCGGTTTTTGGCTCCTCAGATGACTTTTTCGATGCTCTAGAAAATGATGTAAACGGCATGGTAGCCGAAGATAACACTGAGGCAACCCAACAAAATGTTGACCCCGAACAGGTAACTCAACACCAAAATGTTGGCTCCAACAACGTGGACTGGGATAATGATGGCAATCCCTATAAAAAACGCTACTCTGATAGTAGC